AGGAATTGACTGACGGAACCATGTTCAGCGGCGATTGGTGGTCGGAAAAATGGTCTGGAATTAAAGAAATGACAGAAGGCACCATTTTTGATGGTGACTGGTGGAGTGAGAAGTGGAATGGCATCACTGAGACACTGTCCGAATCCATATTCAGTGGTGATTGGTGGTCGGATAAGTGGAATGGTGTAATGGAGACAGCTTCCTCGACGTTTTTTAGTGCCGGTTGGTGGGCTGAACAAGCTGGATTCATTTATGGATATCTCGAAGAAACGCTCTTCAATGGTGATTGGTGGGGCGAGAAGTGGGACAACGTAAAGGAATGGTCGCTTGAAAAGATAAAGCCAATAGCCGGTGCGTTTATTTTCGTTAAAGATAAAATTTCCGAAACCATCTTCAGTGGCGACTGGTGGAGCGAGCAGTGGGGCAAAGTCAAGGAAATGACAGCAGGAACTATCTTTGACGGCGAATGGTGGTCCGAAAAATGGCAAGGCGTAATGGGATGGACATCCGAGAAGTGGGAATCTGCCCAAGAAATCTGGAATAACGTCCGAACTGCCATATCCGACACTATCCTAAACGGCGAATGGTGGCAGGGTAAGTGGGAGTCTGTCAAGGGCTGGACGCAGGAAAAATGGGATTCAGCTCAAGAGATCTGGACTTCAGTAAAAATGAGGCTCACTGAAACCATCTTTAGTGGTGAGTGGTGGAAAGGTAAATGGGAGTCAGTAAAAGGTTGGACTCAAAGCAAGTGGGATTCCGCACAGGAAATTTGGAATTCCGTCACAACTAAAATAAATGAAACTATCTTTAGTGGCGAGTGGTGGAAAGGCAAGTGGGATAGCGTAACCGGATGGGCATCCGAAAAATGGGAAGGCGCTCAAGAGATATGGGACAACGTTACGACTGCCATTTCTGACACGATGTTTGATAGTGAGTGGTGGAAAGGTAAATGGGATAATGTAGTCACTTGGGGTAAGGAAGCAATGAGTGGCATCGGTGGCTGGGTGTCCGGCTTAATCGAGGACACCAAGGAAAGATTTGGAGCCGGCCGAGAGAAAGGTAAGGAATCGGCTAAAAAAACAAAAACTAAACCACCTGCACCAACTATTACACCAACATTGTACAATTCCCAAAATGCCCTTGAATATGCTGATGGAGGAATAATCACCAAACCACACTTAGGACTAGTTGGTGAAGCCGGTCCCGAAATGATCATTCCGTTGTCCTCTGGTAGACGCGGACGAGCGATGGACCTTTACAATCAAACCGGTGAAATGCTAGGTGTTAAGCCATATGCAAGCGGTGGATTAGCTGGCGGGATGGTTAAAACTGCTACACAAGGGGCTACCGTCCAGGCATCGGTTGATATCAACCAGGTAAATGCCGGAAGCATCGAAAAGGAAGCAGCGTTGTATGGAGAAAAGTTCTCGAATTCGGTCGGAGACGGAATCAATCAAAAAGTTATCTCGTTAGATAAATGGAAAAACAGAAACATTCAACAACCGATGAATAATGTTATCGATGAAGCTGTTGGATTTGGTAGCAACACAGTCAATTCTTTTGCAACTGGCCAAAATGCAACGCGGACTTACACTGATAGACACTTAAATAATCAGGTTAAAGATCCTTTTGAATTAATCGAAGGCAGATCTCCAAAATGGGGTTCTGGAACAGTGGTTGGATTTAGGGCGGGTCAAAATGCAATGCAAACAGGAACAAAGCCTTATCTTGTTTCTAATGTCCACAATCCTTTTGATGATACGAAAGCAAGAGGTTCTGGATGGGGTTCTGGTGTTGCAAGTGAATTTGTGTCTGGCATGAGATCAGAGGGAGCCAAGGTTAAAGAGGCTGCTGAATATCTTGCAGAACAGGTTGAAAAGACGTTTAAATCTGAACTTGGAATAAAGTCTCCATCAAGAGTAATGATGAGCCTTGGTAAGTTCGCTTCACTTGGTATTGTTAAGGGTCTTGGAGATGTAGACATCAAAAAGTTTGCCGAGAAACAAGCAGGTTCATTAGCTGCAGCATTTTCTGGTATGGGAAATATCGGCGGTAATGTTAGCGAATGGATTCGCGCTGCTATGATGATCACAGGAGCTCCTGAGTCATGGCTTGGTCCTTTATCAACGATTGCTATGAAAGAGTCGGGCGGACGAACAGGTCCATCTACTGTAAACAAATGGGATTCCAATTGGGCACGTGGAACACCTTCGATGGGCTTAATGCAGACAATAATGCCAACTTTTCGCGCTCATATGAAGTCTGGAATGGGCGATATTATGAATCCGATCCATAACGCTGTTGCAGCGATTAATTACATCAAGTCGCGATATGGAACACCGTTTAACACGCCTGGCATTAAAAGCATGGCTGGCGGTGGCCCATATAAAGGTTACTGGAAAGGTACAGGCGGACCACTACGAAGCGCAGAAACTGCTTGGGTAGGTGAAAGAGGACCTGAATTAGTCCATCTACCAAGAGGTTCAGAAGTGTTTTCCAATGGTGAAAGCAAAAGGATGGCGTCTGATCAATTGTCAGCGGCAACTGGATCTAGGAGTAGGGGCGCTTCAGGCAAGCGTAGCAAAGGCAGCATTGTTATTCAGTTTAATGGTGATAATCACTTCCTTAATGATCAAGACATGGACAAATTCACAGACAAGGTTCAGAAGGTTATTGAAGATCTTCTGGATGATGAATATAACGAGGGAGGGGAGATGACAGCTTATGGCTAAAAGCATATATCAGTTTTGGATATCGACAAACGACAACAAAGAGAGATTGCGGTTGCCAGTCAACCCTTCCTCAATTGATGTAAGCAATGGATCAAGTAACGAGTCCATTGATGTGTCGAATCTGGGAGAAGTGACCGTTATACAGGATAGCCCAGCAAAGCAATTCCAGTTTTCTTCATTCTTTCCGGCGCACACGAGCCCATTAGTGGAGTATAACAATCCACCAAAGCCATGGAGTGCCATTAAAAAAATAGAGAAGTGGAAGATATCCAAAGAACCATTACGGTTATTGGTCACAGGTACCAAAATTAATGTTCCTGTATCAGTAGAAAGCTTCGATTATAGTGAGGACGGCGGGGCTGTTGGTGATCTGCGCTTCGATATATCGTTAAAGGAATATAAATTTGTTACTCCAAGAACGATAAAAGTTAAGATTAAGCAGCCGAAACCGCGTCCGGCACCTAAGCCGAAGGGCAAAACCCATAAGGTTGTACGCGGTGATACGCTTTGGGGACTGGCTGGAAGGTACTATAAAAACAGTCTGCAGTGGCGGAAAATATGGAATGAACCATCTAACAAAAAGATGATGATAGCCCGGGATAAGCGAAACTTGAAACAGCCGGGGCACTGGATATTTCCGGGACAGGTGTTGAAGATACCATGATTGAATTATTTCTTGTAAGAAAAAATGACATTGTAGAAATTCCAACAGATTCTATAACATGGTCGGGACAACGATTTAAGGCAGCGAGAAAAATCATGGCCAACATACTTTATACAGATCAGGGCGGGTTGCAGTACACGAAAGTGGAAGAGGGCAACACCGTCCTTTTTAAATGGAAGGGAAAAGAGTTGTTCCGTGGTACTGTATTCAGCAAGAACAAAACAAAGAGCGGAACACTTAACCTTGTGGCTTATGACATGCTGCAGTATTTACTAGTAAACAAAGATGTGTATGTTTTCTCTAAAAAACGCGCTGATCAGATCATTAAAAGGTTGTGCAGAGATTTCCAGATTCCTTACAGCTCGATAGTTAATACCAAAGTGTCGCTGAACGAGATATTCAGTAACGAAACTACCCTGTATGACATTGCACTTCGTTCGCTGATTAACACTGAGAAGCAGAACGGGGTACGTTATCAGTTAATTTCCGACAAAGGTGCACTTAATTTAAAAGAATGGAAACCATCAAGCAATCAGTGGGTGATTGAGACTGGGGTTAATCTTATCGACTACAACCTATCTACATCAATAGAAGAAACAGCAACCAGGGTGAAAATGGTCAGTGGAGACGATGATAATCCAATAACCGTTACAGTCAAAGATAGCGCCGGTCAAAAGAAATACGGAGTGCTACAACATTTTGAAAAAGTAACTGATAACCTTAACAAAGGAAAGTTGACGAAGCGTGCAAACAGTGTTTTGAAAGAGAAAAAAGGGATCCAAAAGGAATTTGATGTTGATGCAATTGGCATCCCTGAGATAACCAGCGGGAGCCCCGTATATGTTATCGAGAATGAAATAGGGGTCAAGGGTACTTTTTATGTAGACACTGACACGCACTACTTCAAGGGAGAACATCATGATATGCAAGTTAAACTGTTAGAAAAATACACGTCGGCGGAGGTGGTGGTGTAATGAGCGTAGCCCAGACCATTAAAAAAATGGCTAAAGAAGCCATGGATGCAAGCAGTCCCCTGCAGTTTATTGAGGCGGAAGTCCACAGTGCTCCGCCTAATATACAAATAAGGCTTAAAGATAATAAGAAGTTGCTTATTCCAAGCGAATTCATTCGAATATCGGAACACTTAACAAGGCATAAGCGCACTGCCAATATATCGAGTTCCAACATCAGTGAGTCAATGACATCTGCAGGCGAAAAGTCACACACTCATAATATTCAGTCGCTAACACTCAAGAATGCGGAAATTGAGTTTGTGGACCAATTGAAAATAGGCGATAAAGTAATGGTTGCTGCTATCCAAGGCGGGCAATCATTTTTTATTATCGATAGATTTTGAGAAAGGGAGATGGGTAGTGGCTTTAACACCAGAAGTGGATACCGACTTTGATTTAAATGATCTGGATAGCGACGAATCGGAAATAGAACCCCTTAGAACATACCGAATTGACTATGAAAAAGGCGAAATAACTAATGAATTAATAGATGGAAGAGAAGCGATTATGCAGGCTGTTCACATGGCACTGCGAACACCAAGATTTGCTCACTTTATTTATTCCGATAATTACGGAAGTGAAGTGGAGGCTGTACTGGCAGATCACGAGGTGACAGCCGAATTCAAGCTAATGGAACTTCCGCGAATGATCGAGGAAGCCTTGGTTTATGATGACCGCATAACTGAAGTGACTGATCTTAATATTGAGCACGTCGATGATGCGTTTCACATTAAGTTTTTAGTCCATTGCGATGAAGGGATCCTGGAGGTGGAGGAGGTGATCGGGTAAATGCTATTTGAAGATAAATCATTCGAATCAATATTAGAAGAAATGCTAGAATCTGTTCCAGACGATATGGATAAGCGGGAAGGGTCAATTATTTATAACGCTTTGGCTCCTGCTGCAGGTAAGTTATTTGAGTCATATATATCATTAGGACAAGTGCTTGTTCTTATGTTCCCTCAAACAAGTGAAGGCGAATATTTAGAATATATAACAGAGGAAGAAAGCGTAAAAAGGAATTACGCCACTCCCTCTATACGTCATTTTGAAGCGATTGGATCATCCGGAGAAGTTGCGGAGGGCGATCGTTTTTTTGTTGATGACATCTATTTTTCAGCACAAGAAACCATTGATATTCCAGGAGTTTTCAAAGCTGAATCAGAGGAAGTCGGAAAATCAACAGCCATTTACAACCCTGAAACTATCCTGCCGATTGATGACATTGACGGCCTGGAAAGCATCGAAATGACCAAGCACGAAAATGACATTGACGGCCTTGACGATGAAACAGACGAAGCATTGCTACAACGGTATTGGGAAAGGGTGGAGAATTCGCCTGGTCCCGGTAACAATTCCGATTATATTCGGTGGCAAAGGAATTTTCCGGTGTTGGCAACGTGCTACCAGAGCCACTTTGGAAAGGACCAGGCACTATAAGGATTGTTATTCTAACTCCTGAAGGCAAACGAGCAACGCAAGCTTTAATCGATGAGGTTCAAGGGGCGATTGATCCCGGATCGAGAGGAAGTGGCGAGGGCAAAGCTCCTCCAGGCGCAAAGGTAACGGTTGCCACTGCGGACTTGCTTTATGTCGATGCAACAATACCGGGATTAAAAGCAGAACAAGGGTACACGAAGGAACAAATCCAACAGAACGCCAAAGAAGCACTTAACAAATACTTGAAGGAAATAAACCCGGGTGGCGTTGTAAGGATCCGTGAAGCTGAAAGTGAAATTATAAATGCTCCAGGTGTCCTGGACATGGGAGATGTGCTGATAAACGGAAAGCGAGAAAATCTGCAATTGGACATTATTCAGCTGGTTACGATTGGTGAGGTGAATTACCAATGAAAGAACAAGAAATATTAGAGTTGTTGCCGGATCACTTTGCGCAATTGAAACAAATGAAGGAAATTGCCAAAGTGGAAGGAATTCAACTGGATAAGTTGGATGCTGGTATAGATGATTTGCTTAACCAAGGGTTTATAAATACGGCTACTTGGGGGCTTAGGTACTGGGAAGAGCGGTACATGCTACCGATTTTGGAGGATAGCTTAAATTACGAGCAACGCCGCCGGAGGGTATTGACGAAAAAGCGAAGCAATAAAGCTAATTTAGTCGATATACTTCGCGCCATAGAACCAACCATCGAATTAGGTTGGGGAGGCAACATACTACCTTTCACAATTGATTTTGAAGGTGATTATTATGATTTCGGTGAATTGGTTAGAGTTTTGGAGGATGAAAAGCCATCTCATTTATCTTATTCATTCTCAATAAAACCTGATGGGTATACGGTTAGGGCAGATCACCGAGGAAGGAATGAAGTTGGACTCCAATTAACATCCGGAACAGCGAAGTCTGGCAGGTATCCCAGATACAACACCAGGGGAGAATCGCTTCACAGAAACATAGGCATTCAAAGCTTAGAAATAAGCGGAGTTGCTGAATTACAAAAGTCTGCAGGAATCGTAAGTGGGGCTAAGGATAAACCAACGTCTTTTGGAAGTGTCGAAAGAGAACATATAAACATTTCAAGCCAAACAAAGACTGGATTATCAAAATTCAATCCATCGGGACAGCATAAATCGGGGAATATTGCTCACAAATCAATTGGGTCCGTAAGAGGTGAGTCGGTAAACGTAGATTCGATAAGTGTTGCTGGCGATTCCGTGTTGAAAAGATCGGGAGAAATCAATACAAAGTCTATCGGAGTCATAATCAGTGAGGATACAACGATCAACGCCACCATCAACACCGGGCTATCCACCCTGCGATCATGTGGATCCTTTACATCTGGAGAGGGGGTGGCATAATTGCTGAAAATTATTGATGAAATAGTAGGGTATATCGATGATCGGGCCGTTAAAGGAGAATACACCATTAATGGTAAAACGTATCCAGCTAATTTAAGGCGATCTATTGTAGACGGAAACACGATACGAAAGCACATTTACCTCACTCATCGTGATCCGATTGGAACTATAACTAGAGCAAGGCTTTTAGGTGAGGACGGAAAGGTGATCGCGGAACGTACCGACAACCAGGTTCATGAAAGAAACAAAGGGTTGTTATTGGAATTCAAATTTATTATACAGGGGGTGTAGAGTGTGTCTGTAGAACAATATCGCGAACAATCGTATGTGCCGACTGAGTGGGAAGATGAAGTCAAAGACAGTGAGACTGGTGACACGCTGGTAGAAGGGACTCCTGTTGCAGAACCAACGATGGGAAATATCGAAACAGGTATACTTTTATCTCATTTAGAAATCGGCTTAGTCGCTAAGATGGCCATGCAATTGGCTACGTTAAACCAAACAGAAATTGAGAAATACAAGAAACAGCGCATTTTGCAAGGAAAGGAAACAATAACGAACACCGAAAGTGATAACGGGTATTTCCGGTCGGATGAACCATTTAAAACAATTTCCTTGGATGGATTTCCGCAAATTAATGCACCTAATTATGATGTGATGATTACTCATCTTTCATCTGATAATGAAGGGGCTGCAGGT